TTTATGAGCAAATGGAAAGTGTAAATCAGATATGACTAATATTCTTTTATTCATATACGCAACCAGTTAGTTGTATTCGTACTATTTAGCAAGAAATATTGTAATCAAAGCCAATGATAAAGCACCAAGTCCACAAAGTATAGACCAGAATAGAGTTTCTAGTTTCTTTTCTAGTTTATATACTGAGCAACCAAGTAATTTAACTTCTCTCTTAATTCCTGTGATATGTCCCTTTAGAGATATTAGTTCTTCGTTCTGTGTTCTTGCCATTGTCTTTTAAGCATTTGCAAGACTTTAGCAAGACACACCCACCAATCCAAAGTTTGAAAATGCACATTAAATTTTATGCACTAATATCAAACTATTGTGTTTTAATAAAGTTATTTTTTGTAGAACTGTTCTACGTTCTTAGCATAGTCTTTCCAAAATGTTTTAACATCTTCAAAAGCATCTGCATAAAACTTAGACCAAAAATTCTTAATTTCAGAATAGTTTAACATTGAGTTCTCCTTTGTGTAAAAGTTATTTTCGTCAGTCGTATATATCATTGAGGATATATATGTTGCGTTGCAACAAAAATCAAGACTACTTAATATTTAAATGTTCTTTAACTGATGCGATAATATATTTGGCGATCTCAAACTTCCATTCCAAATATAATCCTAAAATAGTTCCTAAAAGAAACCAAATCATTACGGCTTATCAGGAAACACAACAGCTTTTACTTTAGCTTCTGTATTTACACCTTTAGTAATATCTCTTAAGTCTTGTCTGTATTCTAACCAAGCAGTTTTATTAGTTAATGGACTGTCTGGTAATACTGTCCAATCAGAAGAAGCTATTAAAGCATTTCTTTTTTGTCTAAGTCCAGCTATTGCTCTATCAAAAGCACCAGCTTTCCAAGCATCTTCTTCTGCTTTTCTTTGTGCAATTTCTTGTGATGTAAGTTCAATTTTTACACCATCTACTAATTTATGTTCTGCCATGTTTCCTTTATAGTTTATTGTTTATTTTAGTCAAGTTATACGATTCCTGCGAAGTGCATACGTAGCTTGTATTGTTTAAAATACATACTATTTATACAATACCATATAAAAGTATTGTTCCATCAATATTACCATTTTCCATTTTAAATTGAATAGCATTTATGGCACTTGTTGTGTTTCCATATCCTGCTGAGTAATTGTTTAATGAATAATCACTACCTACATTTTGTGTATTAGAAATATAATGCTTAACATAAGTTGTAGAACTTGGATTAAACAATTGTAATGAACCACCTAAATTATCATCAGAATTTAATCCTACTTCAGAAGATATATAAGCAAACGAAGTAGATTGTGCTAAATCTCTAGCTGTATCATAACTTAATGCTGTAACAGAATCTGATTCTGTATGATAAGCTCTAAACGTTGTTGTTGTTTTTGTAACATTATAATTGCTTCCTGCATCTGTACTCATATTAAATAAAAAACTACCACTATTTGTTCTAGGTGCAATATTTATAAAATAAAACTGATACTCCTTATAAGTAGAATCAATACCAGTAGTAAAAGAAATAGAAGCTGAGTTACTTGCTGTCTGCGAACTTATTAATTTCATACCACCAGTAGCAACAGAAGCATTGTAAGCAGTTACATTGGCAATAGAATTGTTAGTCAATGAAGCTGGTAATAGAACACCACTTGTAGTTATGTTGTTTGCGAATGATCTTGTTATACTACCCATTATGATTTTTTAACTCCGTATAGTTTGATAATACCATCAAAGTTACCAGATATCATTTTAAATTGAATTGCATTACAAGCTGATGTTGTGTTTGCATAACCAGCAGTATAATCTTGTGTTGAATAAGCTGGAGAACTTAAATCAAAATATTGAGATACTGCTATAAAGTGTTTTACATAAGTAGTAGATGAAGGATTAAATAGTTGAAGTATTATGTTAGCTGAAGAATCGGCATCTGTGGAAATAGCACCAGCACTTGTAATATTTTGAAATGCTGTGCTTTGTGCTAAATCGGCATTAGTATTATAACCTAATGCTTGGTCTGTATCATTTTCATTATGATATGTATAAAAAGAAGTTGTGGTTTTTGTTACGTTATAATTACTTCCACCATCTGTTGATAAATTAAATTGAAATCTAGCATTTGTTCCACTTAGTGCATCAATATTTATACAATGAAATTCATAAGCATCATAAGTAGAGTCCAATCCTGTTGTAAAAGATATTGTAGCACTATTACTAGCAGTCTGTGTTGATAATAGTTTTAATGTTCCACCACTAACACCTGAAAAAGCAGTTACAGCACTTACTGAAGAATTTGTAATCCCAGCAGGAAGTATAACTCCACCAGTTGTAATGTTGTTTGATAAACCTCTTGTGATACTACCCATTATTTAATTCCTACGCAGTTTGTGTTAAGTGAAATGTTTATCATTTTACTTAATACCATATAAGTAAATTGTTCCGTCAAAATTACCTGATGACATTCTAAATATAATTGCGTTTACTGCACTAGTTGTGTTTCCGTAACCTGCTGTTAGTGCTTGAATAGAAAAATTTGCTTCATAATAGTATTCAACATTTCCTATAAAGTGTTTTACATAAGTTGTTGAAGAAGGGTTGAATAACATTAAAGAACCTGAACAAGATTCATCAGCACCACTTCCTGCGTTAAATGCTAATATTTTATCTGATGTAGATTGTGCTAAATCTAATCCAGTATTATATGATAATGAAGCTGTTGTATCTGCTTCATCATGTATTGATTGAACATAAGTTGTAGTCTTAGTAACATTATAATTGCTACCACCATCTGTACTCATATTAAATTGAAAAGAAACAGCATCTGTTCTTGGGTGGATATTTGAAAATACAAATTTATATGCTTTGTAGGTTGAAGTTAATCCTGAAGTAAAACTTAGTGAAGCTGAGTTAGAAGCAGTTTGAGAAGATATAAATGTAATTCCATCTGCTGGTTCATTAGGAATAGAAGTTATATTCGTTACTGAGTTGTTTGTAATCGCAGAAGAAGTAAATACACCACTTGTGGTAATGTTGTTTGCTATGCTTCTAGTTATAGCACCCATGATATTAAATTGGTAAATATCTAACTGTGATCTCAGCTAAATTAACTGGTGCTGTTGCGAATGTTAATGTTGTACCAGAAATTGTATAGTCATCTGTTGGAACTAAGCAAATACCATTTACAAATACTAATACGTTATCAACTGCTCTACCAGAACTGATTGTGATTGTTGTTGAAGAACCATTACCAGTAAATGTACCTTTAGAGTATGAAAGAGAAACTGCTACTGTTGCAAATGAAAGAGTACCTGAACCATTAGTTACAAGTGCTTGTCCATTTGTTCCATCAGTAGAAGGAAGTGTGTAAGTTAAATCAGCAGATAAAGAAGCTGGTGCTTTTAAACCAACATAGTTAGTTCCATTAGCTGTTGTTTCTCTGAAACGAATTTCTTTTTGATTATCTATTATTAAATTTACTGAACTTGTAGAAGCTGTGTCTGAAAGAGTTAAAACTGTACCAGTTGCAGAAGTTGAAAGACCAGTTATTGAAACTGAAGAATCTAACCAATCAACTGTGTTAGCTGTATAGTTAATTGTTGCAAGAGATATTGAATCAGCACCATCATAAAATTTTAAAGTAGGGGAAGTTGCATTAGTTGTGTCTAGCCATATTTGTCCAGCTACAGCACCAGTTGGTAAAGATGTTCCTGAATTATTTGTTTGAATTGCTGAAAGTGCGTTATTAAGATCGCTTCTAAATGAAGGGAATGATTGGTTTGCTATGTTATAATCGTGTTGTGCCATATTCTATCTAATATCCTTTAGCTAAATAGTCAAAAGTCTTACTAACTCCTGAACCACTACTGTTTTTAAATGCTACATTAAAACCATTAACAGTTTTACTTGAAATTGTAAAGTAATCTCCTGTGCTTAATCCTTGTGCTGTTATACCAACTGCATAAGAATTTGAGTAAAAAGGCAAACTAAATGTTACAGCATAAGTTCCTGTTCCTGAAACAATATCATTTCCACTAAATATTCTATCTACCATATCAACAGAAACTGATAAAGATTTAATAACTGGAGTAGAAGCTAAGTCAGAAGAAGTTAATAAAAGTTTAAATTTTAAAAATCTGGCAGAATAATCCCCAATTACAAAATTTCTAAATGAAGTATAAGTTACTCCATCAGTTGATGTAGCTATTTGTAAAAATGCAGTACAGTTAGCAGGAGTATCTCCATCAAAGTTAGATGGTGCGTCATCAAATAATACTGTTTCGCTATCAAATAAATTGTCTATGTTATCTGAACCTTGTGTAATGTTTGCAGTTATTCTTGAAGTATAAGTGTAACCTAAATCAATAGGAGATGTAAATAAATAACTGCCATCAGGATATAAGTCATAAGTTGTTACACCTTCTTCAAAAAATGTAGCTGTGGCAGAATCAAATAATCCTATTGCACTATCAAATAGTTCTGATGAATCTAATCTTAAATATCCATTTTCATCTACATAAACATTTGTTTTAGTTCCTGAAAATGTTGGAGATTGAGTTGAAGTTACTATTGCATTATAATTTCCAACTGCTGTAACTGTTGTAGCAATTATAGATTCATTGTTTGAATAGTTACCATTTTTATCAACTGCTTTTATTAGGTAGCTTCCTACACGAGCAGGAACAGTAATACTTGTTGCAGGTCTTGCTACTTTTTCAACTAAAGAAACTGAGTTAGCCCATTCAGCACCAGTAGTTAATGTTGAATAACGAATTGTATAATGTGCTAAATCTAAATCAGAAATTTGTGTCCAAGATAAATGTGCATCTCCACCAATTATATTACAAGCAAAATTAGTAACGTCAGCAGGTGGTGCTGTTCCACCAACTATTAATCTTGATGCAGAAGTATATGTTGATGCAGAACCTAATGTATTAAATGCTTTAACTCTAACATTATATGTTTCATCATCTATTACGTTTAATATTCTGTGTACTAAACCTTTTCCTTGTCCAGCTATAATATAATCAGTTGCTGTACTTAGTTTATATTCAACTTGATAGTAATCTACAAAGCTATCAGGAGAAGCACCGATTGTTACATCTAAGGCAGTAATAACAACTCCATCTGAGTATTGAATTAATTGATCGCTTAAAGTAATTGAAGATGGTGCAGATACACTATTAGGATTTGGTAAAGTAGTATCAGCTATTGTTGGTGCTTGTGCTTTAGAACTCCAAGTATAGAAGTTGTCTTGATGCTCAATAAGTTTTAATGAAACTGAAGAATCTGTATTTATGCTTAATCCATAAACTCTAAATAATTTAGAACTAAATCCACCAGTTGTGTAAGTAAGATCAATTAAATCTCCAATAGTTAAATTAAGTGCTTCTGAAGTACAATTAACTTCTACAGCTAAAGCATTTCTTGATCTTCTTAATACAATCTCGCAAAGTTCTTCAGCTTGATATGGATTTGTAATTCCTTGAAAA